GCAGTTATCTAGTATTAATCAACAACGTACTAAGAGATCTAAACGAAGTAGAGCTAACAAGCTCTAACTTTTCTTCATCAAGAGGTATACAAACTGCAGTAAAAGACTATGTTAATCGTGCAATAGACGATATAATAAATGCAGACACCGAATGGCCCTTTACAGTTGTTAATAAAAGTTTTACAACCACTGCAGGCACACGTCTTTACACTAGATCTGCACTAAGCACGACAAACACAAAGACCGTAGATTTTGATAGTTTTACATTTCTTGAAGCTGCAGACAAAAAAGAGATTACACTTGAGTTCATAACTTACAGTGAGTATCTTGACAACTACCACGAACGAGATACAGATCCAACAGGTAACTCACGAGCCATACCAGTGTATGTATATGAAGATCCACAGAACAATATCGGTCTGTCTCCTGTGCCTGATAAAAGCACATACACTGTAAAATATTATTACTATGCCACACACACAGCGTTAAGTAGTGCGACAGATGAGTCGTCTATACCTGAAAGATTTGAAAACGTGATAATAGAACGAGCAAAGTATTATGCGTTTACTTTACGTGGTGAAGTACAAAACGCACAACTTGCACAGATGCAGTTTGAAAGATCAATCAAGCGTATGCGTGTAGAGTTAATTAACAAACAATTATATATGAGAGCCGTCTAATGCCAGAGCTAAGTCAGACAGGTGCGTTTCCATTTGTATGTGAAGGTGGGTTAGTTCTTAACCAATCAACATTTATAATGAAACCCGGTCAAGCACTTGAGCTTCTTAACTTTGAGCCTGACATCGAAGGTGGCTACAGAAGAATAAGTGGTTTCAGCAAATACGTTACAGCAGTTGTACCACAAACAAGTGCGTCAAGTGAAGAGGTTTTGATGGTTGCAACATTCGGATCAAGTGTTGTTGCAGCGAGGGGTGAAAAGATATTTAGTGCTACCCCCGGTGGTTCAAGTTGGACAGAGCGTGACACTGGTAGAAGTAGTGCAGGCGTGTATACATTCCAAAGATTTAACTTTGATGGTAACGATAAGTTAATTGTTGCAGATGGTGCAAATGCACCGACAGTGTTCAACTCATCATTTACTGCAACAGATGTAAGTGAAAGTTCTGTATCTGGTGCAAAGTTCGTGACTGCGTTTAAAGATCACATGTTCTATGCAGGCAAATCAACCACACCACAAGAAGTTGTGTTTAGTGAACCATTTAATGAAGATGGATTTAGTAGTGGGCAAGGTGCAGGTAGCATCAAAGTTGATGATGTTATAACAGGACTCAAAGTATTCCGTGATAATTTATTTATATTTTGTGAAAACAGAATATTTCAACTTACTGGATCATCGTTGTCTGACTTTGCAGTCAAACCTGTAACAAGAAACATAGGTTGTGTAAACGGACAGACGATACAGGAATTTGCAGGTGACCTTATATTCTTAGGCCCTGATGGACTACGTACCATCGCAGGTACTGCAAGAATCGGTGACGTTGAATTGGGTACAATAAGTTCTAACGTGCAAAGTTTGTTTGATGATAACTTAGCTAACTCTGGTAGTTTTACATCGATAGTGATACCAAATAAAACACAGTACAGAATATTTTTTACAAAATCGAATGTGGCAGAAAATTCTACGGAAGGAGTTATCTGTGTTCTTAGAGGACAACAGTTTGAGTTCTCAGAGATAAAAGGTATAAGACCAACATCTACAGACACATTTGTATCTTCAGGAAACGTGATAGCATTACACGGATCAGGCGATGGATTTGTATACAGGCAAGAGTCAGGTAATGATTTTGATGGCACGGCTATAAACGGAAGATATCGTAGTCCAGATCTTACAATGAATGATCCGGGGATACGAAAAAACATGCAAAGAGTAATAATAAACTATGCACCTGAATCATCTATAGATGCAGACTTGTTTGTTAGATATGATTATGAAAGTAAAGACTCGGCACGACCTGCAGCTTATCCTCTTGATTCATCAGACATAGCAGCGATTTATGGCACAGCCGTTTACGGAACACCTACCTACGGTGGTTCATCACAACCTCTTGTAAGACAGCCAGTAGAAGGATCTGGATTTTCAGTAGCTTTACGAGTGAATGATGGGGGAACAACTGCACCTTATTCGTTAAAAGGATTTCAGTTAGAGTATCAACTAGGAGCGAGAAGATAAATGGGAGCAACCTACACAAGACAATCTTCTTACACTGACGGAGACGTTATAACTGCGGCTCATACCAATGATGAGTTCAATCAGTTATTAGCAGCCTTCCAAGCGAGTACAGGACACACTCATGATGGCACAGCCAACGAGGGTGGCCCTATAACTAAGCTGTTAGGCAACACGCTTACGTTCGGTGCAGGAACTGCAGGAACAGATATAACAATTACATTTGATGGTGAAACATCTGATGGTGTCCTTAAATGGATGGAAGATGAGGATTATTTTGAGTTTAGTGACGACATACTTGTTGCTTCTACAGAGAAGTTACAATTCAGAGATACAGCTATATACATCAATTCGAGTACCGATGGACAACTCGACCTTGTAGCAGATACAGAGATACAGCTTGCGGCCACAACAGTTGACTTAAACGGTAATTTAGACGTGTCAGGATCACTAACATTAGGTGGCACTGCAATAACATCAACTGCTGCAGAGTTAAATATCTTGGATGGTGTTACTGCTACTGCTTCAGAGCTAAATGTACTAGACGGTATAACCTCTACAGTTGCAGAGCTAAACATTCTTGATGGTGTAACATCTACGGCTTCAGAGTTAAATTTACTTGACGGATCAACAGCAGGCACAGTTGTAGCATCCAAAGCAGTAGTGGCTGACTCTAACAAAGACGTAAGTGGTTTTAGAAACCTAAGTATCACAGGTGACTTAACAGTTGCAGGTGATGACATCACTATGGGTACGAACACTGCAGGTAATTTACTTGTTGCAGACGGAACAAACTTTAACTCTTTAGCAGTGGGTGATTTATCTGAAATATCTACAGTAGCAAACGATGATGTGTTTTTAGCAGTAGACACTTCAGGTGGTGGTCTTAAAAAGATTACAAGAAGCACAATCGTATCAGGATTGGCTGTTGGTGGTGTTGCATTATCCAATATAGTAGAAGATACAACTCCTCAACTGGGTGGCAATTTAGACATGAACGGTCAAGACATTGTTACCACCTCAAATGCAGACATTGAACTTGCTGCAAACGGAACAGGTCATGTAGTTATAAAAGGCAATGATAATCAAGGAAAAATTACATTAAACTGTGAAAGTAATAGTCACGGACAATCAATCCAAGCACAAGCACACAGTTTAGGTATAACTAACGTGATGTTATTACCTAAAGATGGTGACTCAACTCTTGTATCAGAAATATCCACACAAACACTAACTAACAAGACACTAACAAGTCCAAAGATAAACGAAAATGTAGCAGTGACTGCAACTGCAACAGAAATAAATATACTTGATGGTGTTACATCTACAACTGCAGAACTAAATATATTAGATGGGGTAACATCCACTGCTACAGAATTAAACATTCTTGACGGAGTGACATCAACAACTGCAGAGTTAAATATTCTTGATGGAGTAACATCAACTGCAAGCGAACTAAACTTAGTTGATGGTTCATCTGCAGGCACAATAGTCAACAGTAAGGCAGTTGTATATGGTTCTAGTGGCGAAGTAAATGCAACAACATTACAAATAGCAGGAACTTCTATTACATCTACTGCTACAGAACTTAACATCTTGGATGGTGTAACATCTACAACTGCAGAACTAAATATATTAGATGGTGTTACATCTACTACTGCCGAATTGAACATCTTGGATGGTGTGACATCAAGCACAGCAGAACTAAATATCTTAGATGGTGTGACTGCAACAACAACAGAACTAAATTATGTAGATGGAGTTACATCTGCAATACAAACACAGTTAAACGCAAAAGCAGGCAAAGGTTTTGCTGTGGCAATGGCTATAGCTTTATAGGAGTAAAAAACAAATGGCACAAGATTTTGAAAGAAACACAGCAAATGGAGTTGGAACTGGTGCTACGACACTGAGGACAGCAAACTCAGATGATGCCATAGTTGGTATAACAATAGCAAATGTTCATACAGCACAGATAACCGTAGAAGTTTACATAAATGATGGGTCAAACGACATACACATAGTTAAAGATGCACCAATACCAGTAGGAGGAACATTGCAGATTCTTGATGGTGGTGCTAAGATTGTTATGGTTTCAGGTGATGCCTTGAATGTAAAGTCAAGTGTTGCAAGTTCAGCAGATGTTTGGGTATCAGTGGTTGATACGATTAGCGAGTAGGAGTTAAGATGCCATACATAGGAAACACAGCAGCTAATAGATTCGTAGCACCCAAAGCAGCCACACAATTTTCTGGTGATGGTTCTACAACTGCATTTACATTAGACCATGCAGTAGGGTCTGATGAGGATATACTTGTATCTGTAGATGGTGTTATACAAGAGCCATCTGTAGCATATGCAGTGAGCAACGGAACAACACTTACATTTACTGCTGCACCATCAAGTAACTCAGGTAATAACATCTTTGTGTACTACTTGTTTAGAACAGTAGGTACAGTGAGCCATCCAAGTAATAATGCGTTGACTGCAACAAATGGTACACTGACAGGTAATTTAAATGTAACAGGAACAACTACACTAAGCACAAAATTAGCAACAAGTAATTTAGGAGCAGGTGCTGTTTTACAAATTGTACACACACAAGCACAAACTAATCAAGCAGTTACATCAACTTCATTTGTTGCACTAAATGGTTATAATACAGCAATAACTCCAAGTAGCACTTCAAGTAAAATTTTAATTAATTTTGGGTTTCATGCTTTTATACCATCACATACTAATGGCTCTTGGCGAGGATTTGCAACAAGACTAATGAGAGTTACAGGCGATACAGTTTTACTTACTGATGGTAGCGACTATGGACTTGCAGCTAATGTTAGCACCACAGATGATAGATTTATGCTTTTTGCTTCAGGTAGTTTTTTAGATTCACCAAACACTACTAGTGCAACAACTTATGGTTTAGAGGGTGAAAGCACGACAGGAATTGGTATTGATCTTAACAACAGTAGTTATGGTAAACAAGGTTTTATAACCCTTTATGAAATAGCAGGATAATAAAATGGCAAGTGTAAAAGATGCTCTTATAGCTTTAAATATTACTGAATGGACAATGACAGGAGAGCCATCAAGTGAAGTTGAATTTAATAATAGTTTTAAAAAAATTACAGGAGTTGATGAAAAGGAAAGAGGAATTGTAAGCACAAACCCCTCTGACTTTGGTGTCACATGGAGTCAAATCACTGCTAAACAAAAAGAATTAGAAACTGCATATAAAAATAATAAGTATCAAAGAGATAGAGCAGAAGCCTATCCATCTATAAAAGACCAATTAGATGATTTATATCACAATGGCATTGATGGTTGGAAAACAACAATTAAAGCAGTCAAAGATAAATATCCAAAGGGGTAACGAATGGCATTAACAAAAGTAATAGGAGCAGGTGCAGAGGGTTTAACCTTATCAAGCACTAGTCTTACAGTAGCAAATGGTTTGACACTTACTGATGGTGATATAGCGTTAGCATCAGGTCATGGATTAAGTTTTGCTGCAGACTCTAGTGCTAGTGGCATGGCATCAGAGCTTCTTGACGATTATGAAGAGGGAACTTTTACTCCTGCTCCAAATTTTAGTACAAGCAATGGAGACGCTAGTTTTGGAACTGCTGTTGGTCAGTACACAAAAGTAGGAAACATGGTTTACGCATCGGTATACATTGTAGGTAGTGAAAGTAATGCAAGTGGACATTTTAAAATAGGTAGCTTTCCTTTTACAATATCAAATTCACCAACTAACTACTATACTGCAGCGGCATTGTATTATAATAGCTTTGCTAATATGACAGGAACACCAGTCGCTATTACAATTCCTAATACTACTGACGTTGCTTTTTATGTAGGTAATAATGGTGGAATAAGTAATCTTACAGAAACACACACGGATGGAAATTTTACTGTGATAGCTACTGTTAGTTATAAAATATAGTTAAATAAGGAGAAAAAAGTGGCTTTAACTAAATCAACAGAAATACCAAAGATAGAAATAGTAAATAATTGGAATGTGCAAGTTGCAACAGATACTATTATAAAAGAAGATGATGTTGAAATAAGTAGGTCAAGACATCGTCATGTTTTAATTCCTTTTGTATCATCATATGACAGTGATACCAAGAAATGGACACACACTGCAACAGACATCAGTAAAGAAGCAACTAGTGTACAGGCGATTGCAAACGCAGCGTGGACAGATGCAAATAAAACTGCATACAAAACGTGGAAAGAATCACAAGAGGTATAAACAATGGCATACATAGGAGTCAGTCCATCTAATGGAGTACGTAGGGTTCACACCTACACTGCCACAGCATCGCAGACCACATTTAGTGGTGCAGGTGCAGAGGGTACATCTTTAAGTTACAAAGACAGTAACTTCGTAGATGTATATCAAAATGGTATCAAGTTAGGTGACGCAGACTATACATCAACAAGTGGTACATCAATCGTACTAGCACAAGGAGCATCTGTAGATGACCTCGTGGTGGTTGTGGTATTTGATGTGTTCTCGGTAGCAGATACTGTAAGTAAAGCAGACGGTGGTACGTTTGATGGCAATGTTACGATGGCAGGAACACTTGCAGTAATAGGTGATGCGACATTCAGTGGTGATATTATAAAAAGCACAAGTGGCAATAATAACTTTGCTGCAGGAGTAAATGCAGGTAACTCTATACAAAGTGGGGGTAATGACAATGTTGCTGTTGGCGATGAAGCAGGAACTGCAATCACGACTGGAGATAAATCTGTTCTTGTTGGTTATAGAGCAGGTGATGCTATAACAACAGGCAGTTCTAATATTGCAATAGGTAGAGACGCATTAGGTGCTGAGACTACTGGAAACAAAAGTATTGCTATAGGTGAAGGTGCTTTAGAAACTCAAAACAATACTGGTGGAGCAGATGCTTTTAACATAGGTATAGGTGTTAATGCAGGTCTGTCAACAACAACAGGAGTTAGAAATATATCAATTGGAGCGTCAGCAGGTGATGCTTTAACAACAGGTAATTACAATGTAGCTGTTGGTGTAAATGCTCTTAGTACAGAAGATGCGTCTGGTCAAAATACAGCAGTTGGCGATAGTGCTTTATTTTCCTTAAATACAAGTTCAAATGGTAATGCTGTAGGAGTGGGTATCAACGCAGGGTATGCTTGTACAACTGGAGTACAAAATACATTTATAGGGGCGAGTGCAGGAAATAGCACTGGTGCTTTTACAGACCATAGTTATAGTGTCATGATTGGGTACGCATCAGGACAAAACCAAGCAGAGTATGGTGTTGCAATAGGTAATGAAACTAATTTTGTAACCTATGACCACTCTATTGTTCTTGGCTATAATGTTGACTCAGTTGGTGCTAATCATATAACTTTTGGTAAAAATGATGGCTCTGACAGAGTTTACAATCAATTTACAAGTAATGCTAGTTGGACAAGAGTTTCAGATGAAAGATACAAAACTGATATTAAAGACAACACAGACTGTGGATTAGATTTTATAA